GTGACGTTATGGCCGCTGCCAGTCGCCGCAGCTGCCGTCGCCACCTGGGCAGACATGGGCTCATGGCCCGTCATCTGGACTCAGGCGGCGTTCACCTTAGCTGAACTCGCGCTGATTCACGACTACCAGCAACAAACCACCATGGAGGAATCATGAAGACCACGGACATCTACGGACTTCCATACATCGAGGCCGACGACCTCGTATCCGCCGCGCCGGCGCAGTTCAAGACCATGGCCGAGGGCATCGAAACCGCTCTGGTCGAGGTCGATTCACGCAACACGCCGGCCGGGGTGAAACCCGTCATCGCGACCACGCTGGAGGCGCTGGCCGCGCAGACCGGCGTCACCGGCCAGACCGGCTACGTCACCGCCGACACGACGACGGCGAACAACGGCCCGTATTTCTGGAACGGCTCCGCGTGGCTCCCCTACGCGACCGGCGGCATGCTGGACGATTTGCGGAACCAACTGACACAGGGTTATGGGTTGCCGATCGTCAAGGCCGGAGGGCACACCGTCACCACCGACGCGGACGGGACCTTTCTTATCAAGGTCGGATTTCCCGACGGTCGCAAACCCGATTACTACGCGTACATGGTCGGTCCGTTCGGCGCGAACTTCCAGGACGAGGACGGTTATATCGTCCATAACT